TTCAGTATGCTTTGGCAGCAACAGAAGAGGAGTAAAGAGTCTAATTAATTTGTAAATATAGAAATATATCGATAATATATCTTCATGATTATATTTACTAGTAAATTATTCGGTACACAGAACCATCTGATGTATGACTCAGGCTACAAATGGATTGATGAAATTCCATCAGAGGCTTTCGTCTATGATGACAATCATAAATATTCGATCTCTGAATGGTTTAGTATCACGGGCAGCGCAGTTCCAGATCTAGTGCAAGACAAATATAGAAAAATGGCTGACGAACTCAACATTCCAAATCCAAGCTGGCATAAGTTGTTAGGTGTTTCTTTCAAAAAACAGCTAAAAACCGTTTCAGAGTCTGCCAGTGTAATGGTTCAAAACTGCAGTTACAGAGACTATGAGTCGGTTTGGAGGGAATGCCAGAATTTTATGTGGTCAATGCATCCGGCAAAGATCAATCGAGCCAGATATGCTTCGTTAAAAGCATTGAATGTAAATCTCCCTGGATTCAATCCTGTGACCGGCTCAATCGATCCTGTGCGATACGATAGAAAAACAAAGACTGGACGTTTAAGGGTTATCGAGGGTCCATCTGTGTTGACGATTAAATCCGAACACAGAAACATTATAAAAGGTTGCCGGCAAATCGATTTTAAGAACATGGAGCCACGACTTCTTTTGGCTTTTCTTGGTAAAGAAATAGAAGGTGATCTATATGCAAAAATACAGAAAGACCTGAACATAAAAGGTGACCGGTCGTATGTCAAAGTGTCAATTATTTCTTCTCTGTATGGTTCGCGGGTGGTACCAGAAATCTCAAAATACTTTGCGATTCCTCATTGGATCGAAGAGCTCGAGAAAGACAAGAAAGATGGATGGATTAGAAATTACTTTGGTCGACCGATAAATGTCGAAAACGTCGAAGGACACCATCTTCTTGCTCTCTGGCTTCAGTCTTCTGCCGCTGATGCCGCATTGTTGGCGTTTGCAAGATTCTTTAAGGAAAGACCGGAACTTAAGCCACACTGGATTATCCACGATGCATGTATATTTAGCGGAGAAGGTATAATACCAGAATACTTATACATAAACGAAGATATAAAACTCCCAATAGAGTGTACGGTGATCAAATGAGATTATTAGACATATTAATAGAAAGCAAGTCAGATGAATCTAAAATAAAAACGATATCAGCTGCAGCTTCTCCTCTTCTTTCTGGCCGGCCTAGTCAAAACATTAAAGAATTTAGGGCTCGAGCCGGATCGGATCCTAAAGGATTATTAGATGATTTAGGAGTTGAGCCAAAAGATTCTGATAAAGCAATCGATTTTTTGTTTGACTCTTTTTCTCAAATGATAAATGATGCTACCGGTAACGATAAAGCCAAATTGTTAAAGGATTTATTCGACAAGCCTGAAATAGTGAAATCTAGAACCGGTAAAAGAAAAGGGATTCTTATTAAACTTTCAAGTGAGGGATTAAAGTTAGCATTGGACGAACCAAAAAAATTCTTAAGAACCTACGCCTTTTGGTTTTCTTCAGTGGTAGAGGCTTTAGAGGCCGAAAAAGGTCAACTGAATTTAAATTTGACGACCTATGCTAAGTTCCAATACATAAGTTCGGAATCTGCGATAATTATATTTAGGTCTCGTAATTCATGGGCTAGTTTGTAAAATTAAAAGCTTTACGATATAATGAACTATGATAAAGGAGTCATTATGTCAGAAATTGAAAAAATACAAAAAAATTACGAAACGTTTAATACCATTCTAGAAAAGCTAGAAAACCCGGGTCTTTCAAATTTTGTAGAAAACTTGGGCGAAAATCTTGTAATGTCACCAGCCGCAGCGCAGAAAGACGAATATGGTTGCTTTGCAGGAGGTGTATTAGATATGGCTTTAAAGCTGGCCAACAGCATGCGCAAACTTGACGTCGTTGCCGGCTATCAAGTTAACGTGCAAGAAATTTATACTGTAGCGTTTCTTAGGGCAATTGCAGAATATGGCGACTCAAAAATTAAAATGTTCGAACCACATGATTCAGATTGGCACATTGAAAAATTGGGTTTATTGTATAAAAGAAATACGAAATTAAATGGTACAACATGGACTACGCGCGCGATAGAAATTGCAACTGTAGCAGAAGTAAAACTAAATTCTTCTGAAGTTATGGCTCTTTTGACTGCTGCAAATGAAAAACCATACAACGATTTAGGAAGATTATTAAAATCTGCTAATACTTTACTGGTTGGATGACATAATTATAGCTGAACTACTGTAACGACATGGGAGAAACTAATGTTAATAACAGAAAGCAGCTTAAGAAGATTAATCAGAAAAATATTATCTGAAGCAAAAGACCAGAACAGTGACGGCAAAAACGACTTTAGAGATGTTAAAATCGCTAGAATGAAAGCATCTGGAATGTCTAAAAAGGATATCGAAAAGAAACATCCGAATCTTTATGAAGACGAAGAAGATGTGGACTATTCCCATGGAAAATTGTTGTCTGAACCTGATCTTTCTGCAGAAGACGAAAGGCATGCCGATGATGAAGTTGATGAAATGTCAACATTAGGTGGCGGAGCAATTAGAGGCTATCAGGCGCCCTTAGGCTATAATAGCAAAAAAATGAAAGGCTATTAGTTTACAGAAATTTAAAAATCTGATAATCTACAATGCGTCAAAAAGACGTGACACACAACACACATAAAAAAGGAGATTACGATGAGTAATCCATATAGTATACGAGCTGGCCTATTGAGCCAGGCTCAAGAAATTCTGCAACGCCAATACCACCAGGAATATGAAAGAGTTAGATACCTGTGTGACAGAGATTTAGTCGATCCCAAAACAGTAGTCTGGCCAAAGATGCCTACGACTGAGCAGATATTGGCAGAAGCTGAGAAGTTATATAAATTTGTGCAGACAAAATAAATATTTAAAATTTTATACATCTTGATCTACTATAGTAGATTAACAGTGTCGGCAATCAAGTCGACAAAAATCAATATAACTAAAACATTTAAAAATTTGGAGTAATAATCATGGCTATTGATTTTGACGCTATTCGCAAAAAACTAAACGCTCTTTCCGGCAACAACGCAAAACGTCGAGTTATGTGGCGGCCACCTGAAGGAGAAACTGTTAACGTACGTATTATTGGGTTTACTGATAATGACGGTAATCCATTCAAAGAACGTTGGTTTTACTATAATATTGGCAACAATCCTGGCCTTCTTACTCCTCACCAATTTGGAAAACCTGATCCGATTCAAGAGTTGATTCAAAACCTTAAATCTGAAGGAACCAAAGAGTCTTACGAAATGGCAAAAAAGCTGTATCCTAAGATGCGAACATATGCAGCTGTCATTGTTCGCGGTGAGGAAAGCGAAGGAGTCCGACTTTGGGCATTCGGAAAAACTGTTTATCAGTCTCTTCTAAATATTATGCTTGATCCGGATTATGGCGATATTACTGATATCCATGACGGTCACGATATCAAAGTAACTTGTACGAAGCAACCTGGAAAGATGTTTGCAATGACGGACGTAATGCCGAGACCAAAGGCTACCGCATTAGGTACAAAAGATCAAATCAAAGATTGGACTGGCAGCATTCCAAACTTAGATGACATCTACTCTTTGAAATCATACGAGCAGCTCGAAAACATTATCAACGCTTGGCTAAACGGAGATAATGAAGAGGCAGAGGCAGACAGCCCTAAGTCTCGAGAGCAGGTAAAAACGCAAGCGCCTACCTCAAAAACTCGCGGACCAACAAACAAAAGCTATGGAACTAACATCGATGATGCTTTTGCAGATCTAGATAAAGACTTAGGTTTTTAAATAGAAGCTTGGTTTGAGTGACTTTGAAAGGGAGATTTATTCTCCCTTTCTTTGTAAATAATGCTTTTTAATAGTAATATACTAGTATGAAATTTAAATAAAGGAGATAATTTATGTCAAAAAAGAACAAAGATCAAGACTTTACTGCAGATCTGATTAAATCACTAAATAAAGACCATGGAGCTCGAGTTGCGTATAATCTTTCGGTAGATGATTCGCCAACCCATGTTGATAATTGGGTTTCGACTGGAAGTCACCAGCTTGATTATATAGTCTCCGGACGTCCAAATGGCGGTTTACCGGTTGGAAGAATCGTAGAAATTTTTGGTCCGCCTTCAATTGGTAAATCACATATTGCAATACAGATTGCAAAACACACGCAGGAAATGGGCGGCATCGTAGTATATATCGATACCGAAAACGCAACTTCGGTGGAGAATCTTGCTCTTTTAGGAGTTGACATATCGAAAAGATTTGTTTATGTTGATACACATTGTACTGAAGAGGTATTGAGCATTGCAGAGAAAACGATCGTTAAGGCTAAGGCTTTGCAAAAAGACGTACCTATTACGATTATTTGGGATTCTGTTGCCGCTACATCTCCAAAAGACGAGCTGCTAGGTGACTATGATAAACAGACTATCGGTTTGAACGCTCGAGTCATTTCGAAAGGAATGAGAAAGATTACAGGTATTATTGCAAACGAAAAAGTATTATTTATATGCCTAAATCAAATCAGAACAAAAGTTGGAGTTATGTATGGCGATCCTACTACTACACCCGGGGGTAAGGCAATCCCTTTTCACTCATCTGTACGAATCAAATTGGGAGCAGGACAACAAATCAAAGACAAAAAAGGGAATATTATCGGCATTAATGTTTCGGCGAAAACGATAAAGAACAAGGTTGCTCCACCTTTTAGAAAATGTGACTTCGAAATTCACTTTGGTAAAGGTATTTATGAGCACGAACAGGCTTTTGATGTTCTTCGTAGATTCTGTAAAGATAGTGGCTCTGTTGCTTTTGGCCCTTATCAAATAAGCGTCGAGGGAACCGGCGCCTGGAAGACTTTAATCGTCGCCGAAACTGAAACTGGTGAAATTAAGATTGAGAAAAAGTTTTATAAGACTGATTTTGGCGAAGTCTGGCAAGACCCAGACTACAATCGATTTGTTAATGCTGTCTTTAATGCTGCATACGCTGATATTGTTGGAGATTCTTTTAAGTCCGCGGACATAAGTGCTGAATCATATGAAGAAATGCGCCAAATTTCTATGGATCTTGGAGAAGATTTTGTAGATCCAGAATAAAAGTCGTGTGTTAGCAATAATAACAGGTTAAATTATAATATAACTTACTCTTGGGGGAATTATGTCCAACGGACCTATTCTATTAATCGATGCATACAATGTTTTTGCTCGAGCTTACTGTGTTGTACCTTTAATGTCTGCTCATGGACACCATCTAGGTGGATCTATTGGGTTTATGAAGTCTTTATCGATGTATATTGACAAATTTAAGCCTTCACGTGTCATCGTCTGTTGGGAAGGTGGTGGATCTGCAAGACGTCGCCAGATTTTGCCAGAATATAAGATGAATCGTAAGCCAATTCGTCTAAATCGTAGTGAAATATACGAAGATATACCAAACACTGCCGAAAATTTCAATTATCAAATTGCGCTTTTAACAAAATTGTTAAAACATGTTCCAGTTCAACAAGTTTATGTCGGAGAATGCGAAGCCGATGACATTATTGGGTATATCTGCAGATACGAGGTACCAGAACAAGAAAAAATTATCGTTTCCATGGATCAAGATCTTCATCAGCTAATTTCGAAAAATGTAAGGCAATATTCTCCAGCTTCGAAAAAAATGTTAGACGAAAATTATGTCCAGGAAAGATATGGTGTAAGTACTGAAAATTTTATTACAGCTAGATGCTTTATTGGTGATACATCTGACGGTATATCGGGCATAAAAGGATGTGGTTTTAAATCACTAGTCAAACGTTTCCCAGAATTAAAAAGTGAGGAATTTGTCAGTGTTAGCGACATAATTAAGTTGTGCGAAATAAGAAACGAGCAGAAATCTTATAGTATGTTTCGAAATATCTTAGCACAGCCTGACATACCTATAAGAAACTGGAAACTCATGTACTTAGATAATTCGAATCTTTCGGCAGAGCATGTAAAAAACTTAAAATATTCTGTACAAAACTACGAATTAAGTAAAAACAAGTT